TCCTCTTTATCTTACTACACTTTGCGTGAATATTTAACAGTTACGGTCATTCTGAACACTAGATTGATACCGTTATTCATCTCTAACAGTTCATAACCTCCGTATGTAACTTGGGTTTGCAACACGTTGACCAGGTTCTCCCAGTCGTATTCTTGTAATTTGTCCATGATGAGGTCTTGTAGGTCATACATAGTGTTGTACGCTTCCTCCTCACTCTCTGGGGTTTCGGTCATTTCTATGTGAGTTAAGAGGGTGAACTTCGCCATTCTCTCGTCGCTACGGTTCGTCTCGGTCTCGTTGTCCACATCATCGGGTAAGACGCGGATTGAGGGGTAAGCCTCGAATATCTGGAAGCTCGAACCTGCCACCTCCTGGATTTCCGTCCCGTTTTCGGTAGGTTTGAGGGTTTTTAAGGCTCTCACCAGTGAGTTCTTGATATCTTTGGTTATGAACTGCATATTTCTCTTTCTCCTTTCATAAAATCTTCTCTATAATCTTATTCATTCCGCGGTTAAAATCGTCCAGTACTTCACCGTCCACATCTGACAAGGTTCTCTGCAAGTATGGATGTGGCTTCGTTCCCTTTTTCGCAATCGCTCGTTGCATTGCGTACGGATTTATCCCTTTCATTCTCGACCATTGATACAAGGGCGTTCCTCTTTTCACAGACACCCAGTGTGGCTTCGTTCCGTATTCGTGAGGGGCTGCGTGTTTCGCTGCTGGATAGACTGAGACGGTCAAAAAGTTCTCGAACGTGTACCTGATTGACTTCCTGAGTTCACCTGAGACGCCTACATTCACTCTTCTCCGCATAATCCCCTGGGTTTGGATACCAGCACGCTCTAACATTGAGTGCGTTCCCTGCTTGATAGTGTCTGGGGCGCGTCCTAAGGCTGTCTGAAAGGCTCTGTCGTCAATCTTGACCCGCATATCATTTTCCCTCTGTCGACGTACAGGCAAGCTCTAAATGGCTCACAGGGGGCTGGTTCACATACCGCTTAATTCCCTGAACGTACATTGTAAGACCAATCACCTCCAACTTGTCGCCTGATTTCACGTCTGCGTTCACATCACAGTACACAGTATAAGCCTGTCCTATGTCGTATCCATTCGCCACCGCGTCTTTGTCAGACATTGGCTGAGCTAAACATTTAATCACAGAACCAGTTTCAACGTAACGCCTCGCAATCCCCGTCCCGACTTGTGATTTTCGGAAGACTTTGGCGCTGTGGTTCAACAATAACATCACACTCTCCTTAGTCTGTACGCGTTCAGTACCATCGCAACCGAACCCTGCTCGCCCACTCCTGAGCCGCTCTGTGAGCCGCCAGAGACATTTCCTGTACCCGAACCGTATGTTACAGAATAACCGCCCGTAGACGCACTAGAAATCGTTTTAGAACCATTCTTGTTATTCAGGTTGTCCTCAATCATCTGAGACGCAGCTAATAACACGTCCGTCGGCACTTCTTCGTCGTCATACTGGGTTGTGTACTTCACTTTCACTTGGTCATAATCTCCACGGTCGCCCTTGAACGACGTTCCTGTCGTGCTTAACACAATCCGTCCCTGAGAGTTCCAACTAAACTCTTTGAGTCTCTCACCTCGCACTTCCACGTATTCTATCGACTTAATGTCCACATGAGGCAAGAATACGACTGGGTCATAATCTAACACTACTTCAAAGGTCTTTGGCTCTCCGAACACCCGTCCAGTGTAGCCCTCAATCCATCTATTTACTGCCTCAACGTGCAACTTCATACGTTCTCCATCTTCCATAGAGAACGTCTTTCCCGTGATTTGCTCTAATTTCTCTACCGTGATTGCTCCCATAAGTTCATTCCACCTTTCCTGGGTATTTTCTTCTGATTATAGCAAAAACTGCCCATTGTGGCAGTTCATGCTTAGTAGGTTCTCAGTGCGTTTTCACACTACTTCTTTTCTACTTTCTCTTCTACTTTTTCTTCAGCTTTCTCAGCCTTGACTTCAACATACGGCGTTTCGATATCGCGTGCTTTAACAGCTTCATCGACGCGTGCTTGTTCGTCGTTGCTCAGGTTCACCACATCACCTGTGCAGTATGGGTAGATATCAGTATTGAACTTTACTAACATATTTCCTCCTTGATTGAGGGGGAAGTCTCCTCCCCCTGTTTACTATTTAACCTTGGTCAATTTTGCGAAGCTCTCGCTCATGATTGGCAAACCAGCCACTCGCTTGAAGATAACAAGGCTAATCTTGTCGCTCTCAAGGTCTGTACCTGTCGTACCAAACTTGATACGTGTAGCCTCACGGTCGCCGATTAGGTAGTTCTTAAAGTCGCCGAACCATATTTCTGTCTCGTTCGTACCTGTACCTAGGTTCTCTGGGATTTCAGAGACTTCGTACACTGGTCGTCCTAACAGAGTTGCAGGTGCACCCTCGGTCAAGCTTGGCAAGTAGATTGGTCGACCTGCGTTGTCTTTCAAGGTCATAATCAAGCCTAGAGCCTTAGTGCTTACTACGAAGACTGAGTTTGCACGGTAAGCCGCGTTCACTTTCAGGGTTAACTTAACTAGGTCGTCCCAAGCAAGTGTTGCACCAGCCTGTTGAAGTTCAGCAGGTGTGATTTTTGAGCTACGGAAGCCAAACGGTTTGCCGTTTCCATCGCCACCTACGAACGCTGCGTTCTCGTTGATAGCCAAGCTCAATGCGAAGCGGTCTGCTACAAAGTTCTGAAGACTTGGAGTTACAGCGGTGTCTGCCAAGCTCTCGTATGTGAACTTACCAAATCCACCCAGTTTGTGAGCTTTCATCTTAGCAACGTCAAAGGTTTGCTTGCTCTCGGTTGGGGCTACACCCTCACTTACCCAGTAGGTTGTTGGCAACGTACCCTCGAGAGGTAGTGTCAAGTTTGCTGGCATATTTGACAGAACAGTTGCGATTTGGCGGATTGGGCTTAACACTCGCAACTTCTCACGGATTTGTGTGTCCAAAGTTGTAGGTACCAAGTATCCACCGTCAGCGTCCGTTCCGATACTCTGACCCTTAGCCTTGTAGTCCTTCTCAAACTCTGAGTTCAATTCTCGCAATTCGGCTACGTCCTTGTTTGCCAAAGCCTTGTAAAAACGGCTGTTCAAGTCTTTCTCGCGGTCTGCTTCCTTGGTTTCCTCACCCTTACCCACGACTGCGTTTTTTGCTGCGACAGCTGCTGCTTCTTTTGCTTTCTTGGCTGCCAATTCTTTGATTGTCATCTATTTTTCCTTTCTTCTATTTTTCTTGTTCTTCTTTGAGGGCTTTTGCGAACTCTTTCGCGAATTCCTCTTCTTGCTCTGGAGTTAGCTCGGTGTCCTCATCTACCTCATCAGCCCCAGAGTGGTCGTTCTCGCCCTCTTTAGCTGTGTCAGTTTCAGACTTCGCCTGCTTTTCACCCTCGGCTTCCTGATTGTCGGTCTCATCTTCGTCAGCGTCCTCGTTGCTCTCCGCACCGACCTTGTCAGCTATTGCGTCCAGTTTTTCAATAACTGGGGCAAACGCCTCGTTGAAGGCAGTTCCCAACGCCTCTGTAATCTTCTGAATGTCTTCGTCGCTCATTGTTTTTGTGTTCCTTTCTTGTTCTTCTTTATTTTTATCACTATCTAGCTCTTCTTGCAACAGTTGAGCCTCTTTACTCATAGAATCAATCATGAACCGTGCGTCTTTCCGTGAGATTGTCCCGTCTTTGTACGCTAACGCTACCGCACGTGGATTGGCAGGAATAGGCACAATAGAGAACTCTAGCAGTTCGTTGTCGGCTAAAACGTCCTTGTCGTCATCGCTCGTCTTAAAGGTCTTAGGTATGAACCCGACGGATACAGTACGCAGAATACCAGCTTTAACTTGATTAAACACCATGTCAGCTTTCGGATTTATTCCCTCATCGCTGAACTTCACGGTAGATTTGGTGCGGGTTACGTCGTCATCGCCTTTCTCTGTTTCTAGTCCTAGAGATGTTCCTAAGACGTTCTCTGGCTCGTCGGGATTGTGTCCCCAAAGCACTATAGGATTATTCTTGTAGTTCTCGGTGTCCCATGACTGCTCAACTATCTCGTCCATACGGTCAACTTGGTCGTCAGAGATGATGAACTGAGCCGTTCGTTCTTTCTCATTCACAGAGACTGATTTTGAGGTGAATAGTTTGGTGATTTTTCTCATGTTCGTTTTTTGTTCTCCTTTCCCTTAATCTTACTACAAATCTTTCATCACGGGTAGTAGCACACAGCGACATCTCACATGCAAAGGTTGGTGTGCGATATCCTCATAGTTGAAGTTCAACACTGCGTCGGTCTTGTTCTCTCTCGGCACTACCATGCTGTCGCCCTTGTTGTAGAAGTTGTCGTCAATTGAGACTGTCCTGTTGTGCATAGCCCCGCAAAACTTACACACTCGTTCGTCTTTACTCGTATACCAGCGTTTGGCGGTTACCTGTCCCGACTGCCTCCACGCTTCCACATCTGCAAAGCCTTGACTTCTGGTGGTTTCACTCTCGGCTATCTTGTAGGCTCGGTCTTGTGCGGCGTATCCGAATATCTCGTTCACTTTCTCGGTCAGTTCATGAATGCTGTCCCCGTTCATCATTCCCTGAGACAGGGCAGCTCGTATCTGTTTCTTGGTCTCGTCGGTGATGGTCTTTGAGGCTTTCAGTGGTTCGGCTTCCAAGAACCTCTGTATCCTGAGTGAGAATGGGTCAAAATCTGGTAAGTCGGTCAGGTTCAACGCTTCCAGTGCGTCTTTCCCCGTTTCCTCGATTATCATCGTGTAGATATGCTTCATCGTCTCCGCGAATTCCGATTGGTACTTCTCCCAGTCCGCCATGTCGTCCAGCATTTCCTTCTTTTGCTTCTGTGAGGCTGTAGGATACGTTTTGAGGGCGTTTCCCAACCATTTCAACACATCTTCCCTCTGAGCGTTAAACATCGCCTTAGAGGCTCTTAGAATGAGGTTCTCGTAGTTCCTGGCTCTCCGCGTGTACAGTATGGATTTCGCCTCGCCTATGGCTTCTATCTCGTCTTCATCTTTTTTTAGGCTTTTCTCACCCTCCTCTTCCTCGGGTGTAGTCTCGGGTGTAGTTTGCGGTGTAGTCTCTGGTTTTATCAGGTCGGTCAACATGTCAATCGGTACTTCGTTAAGAGGTCGGTATAAGACCGCTCCTGCTCCATTCTCCAACGGTGGCAATCCTCGCTTCTCTCTGATTTCGTCAATCGTCAACCATTTGTTCACACCTTGAGTATCCTCTGCCAGGGCTTGGGTCTTATCTTCTGGTACTGGGTTCACAAAGTCTATTTCTAGTGCTGGGTCGTATTTCTCCACCAGTTCCACATTCAACAGTTCTTTCAGTCCTCGCACTCGTGGCAAGACTACTCGCTTTGCCATTGTATAATCTTGAGCCTCAGCGTTCGCTCGGTTCACATCCTCTGTCATTCCTACAATCGACGGTGAAGTTCTGAACATCGCAAAGATTTCGTCTTTTGAGAACTTTCTCGATTCTAGGAAGTCCAGGTCTTGCTGGTTCAGAGAATACGGCACTAGCTTAGCTCCGCCCTCCAGGATAATCTGCTTAAAGGCGTTATCACTTCCCGCATGAGCTTCGTCCATTTGCTTACTCAATCTCTGGTAGGTTTCGTCGGTCATGACGTCTGGTACTTCTAAGACTGCTGATGGTCGGGCTGCATTCGCGAATAAGCCTCGGTTCCATTCTCGCATACGATAATCTGTGTCTAACGCCATTGCTGAAGCCTTGATAATACTACGTCCTTGGTATGGATTGTCTGGGTCAGGGTTAATATCTCGAATAAAGCAGTCAAGCGGGATATCGCGTCCTAGGAAGTTCACCATGCTGTCCTCTCGACTTTCCCCCAGTTTCAAGTTCGCAAGGTGAGGCGGTATCACGTGTAAAGCATGAGGTATCTGGTTAGAGTCTGCGTCCATGATTTCGCCGTTCCGCATTTTCAGGATGTAGACTTCACCAGTTAAGTTCATGTACTGGTAGTACAAACTCCAGAACTGAGAACCTCTGAGCCAGCCGTTCGGTCTCTTCAGTAAGTCTAGTATTTCGTGGTCGAAGATTTCCTCACGGTCGCCATTCTTTTTTCTCTTGTAAAGTTTCAGTTCAATTGAGGCACACTCCTCGGCAATAGCAGAGTTAGCCGCAAACACCCAGCCTATGTTAGCTCTCAGTTGAGACTGTTTTGATGAATAGTTATTCACACGTGAGCTTCCACTGAAGTTCCCATTCAGATATTTGTCTAGGTCAATATGAGGTACGTCCTGGAATACTGTCCCTCCTATTAGATTCTTGATTACTCGCTGCATTCTCATGTCGTTTTCCTTTTTATTTTATCTTATATCTATTAGTATAAATCACAAAACTCTTATCTGATATTGCTTTTGTTTCTCTTGCCATAAAGCTAGTGCATTACTCCAGAAGCTGTCTCCGTGTCCGTCTACTGATTCAAAGGCTTGTAGGTCAGAGGTAACAGCTAGGATTTGGTCAGTTTGGCGTGTGTCGTTTATAAGCTCTAAGTTCCCACTTAAGACTATGGATTGCATGCTTGCTGCCATTGAATTCTTGGACTTCATACTGAAATGTACAGGTTTCATTTCTCGCGGTACAAGACCTTGTTCATTAAAGCCCTCGAATTCGCCTCTTGTGTCGTCATAGCGTAAAACATCAATCTTGTACAGTTCGATGGCGTGAGTGAGATATTCCAGTTGTTTTTTGTAGTCCCAACCGTCTAGCCATTTGCTTAATAATTGTTTGTAGTGCGTTCCGTCTTTGTCCTCCCACGTCTCGAACACAGAAAAATGGGCAGGGTGCGTGTGTTTGCCTATGTCATATCCCGCTACGACATCGTGAGAGCCGCTGTAAGACGCTTGGTTGATTAAATCTGGGTTCACACACGTCATGAGTTCTTTACGGCTTATATAGCTGTCCTCAGAGTATGAGGGCTTGGCTCTGTATTCCTGGTTGAATGACTTCTCTCCGATTGTACGTCTGATAGCCTCCAGTTCGTCGAAAGATTTCCACTCAGGGAATAGGGCTATACGGTTAGCCTCGTCTTTCATTGCGTCTAGGATTACTACGTCAAATCTCTCTCTCAGTCCCTCATCAAAGAAAAAGTCTGAGTACGTTTGAGGCGTTCCGACTACCCTACATTTCCCGTCTTTCTTGACCATAGCGTAGATTTCAAGTTTTATCACGTTGTTGATTTTGTGAATGACGGTCGGGGCTAGCTTGTTCTCTGGGTCTTTAAGGGGGTCGTCAATGTAGATTCTTTCGGCGTGAATACCGCGCTTAAATGATAATAATCCCTCGGGTACGAACCACACCCTAGCCTTTCCGTTGTGAAAGTCCACGGTAGACATCGACTGAGTGTTTAGGTTAGTGCAAAACGTGAAGAACGGGTTAATCTCTATCATTCGCTTGACCTTTGATAAATGATACGAACTCATTCCCGCTTGATAAGAAAAATAATGACCCTCAATGTCTTTCTCAGCTGTAAAGATGTCATACATGATTTCCGCATACAGGCGGGTAGATTTGAAGTGGTCTCGGGCTGTAACGTCCATTGTCCAGTCATACTCTTCCAGTCTATCCGCCACAAAGTCGATGTATTCACCTGTTACAAAATGCTCAAAACTCGCCTTAAAAACATGATTAACAAAGAACTTAAATCCGCCTGGCTTTTTACAGCGTCGGCGGACAAGCTCTATTTTGGCTTTTGCCTGTTTCTGGGTCATCGGAACCACGACCGCTCCTACTCTTCTTCAGTAGCACTTGCACCGTCAGCAATTTTCTTCAGTTCATCGTCGGTGAGATTGTCGAACGCTTCCACTTGTCTTATTTCAGATTCTGTACGTGTCGCGAACTCCTTACGCTTCTTCCTCTCTAGTAACCATTGAGCTGTTTTCACATCCTCTTTCTCCAGAGATTTCACCACGACTTGACGTGCTAATAATACAGGTTTCTCTTTAAGTCCTGCCTTTTCCTCGATGAACTCGGGATTGGCATTTTGGTAGTTGTAGAGTGTCGATAAAGCCACATCCGCATAAACACAGGCTTCTCTGTCTGAGCAACCGATACTAAAAGCTTGACGTAGTTTCTGTAGTTTCTCGTCAGTCATGGTTGACTTTCTTCCTGCTGTCATGACTAAAATCCTTTCTCAAGATGACGGTTAGTGAGAATGTCTTTACGGCTCATCTCAAACGTCTCAAGGCAGTGTGGACACATGATTTCAAGGGTAGCGTCTTGTCGTTCCTCTGATTTTTTCTCAAACTGTTCTTCTAGCTCTTTCTCTTTTTTCTCGACTTGCTCGTCGGTGATTTCAAAGTCTAAGTCTTTAAAGCCTGCCTCTAGGTTAATCTCAGGGAAGAATGACTTCACCGTTAATGGGTCGATAAACTCTTTTAGTTCCAAGGTGAGGTTGTCAATGTCCCAGTTTGAGTACTCGCTGGTCTTGTTATCAACCACTCGGAATTCTTTAGCTTTCTTCTTGTCCATTTCTGAGACGATTACAGCCACGGTGTCGAACTTTTTGTATAGTTTCCCATCTTTGTCGCTATTGAGCCTCTGAAGTGCCTTAAAACGCGTATGACCAGCTATTATGACGTTATCTTTGTCCACAATGATTGGCACTTGGTACCCGTAGGTCTCGATAGACTCCATAACTTTCTGAACAGCCTCATCATTATTGTCTCTTGGGTTTCGCCAGTAAGGCTGTATCTTACTCAGCTTAATTTGCGTCAGTTTGTTTGTCGGCGTTTCCATTTTTCTTCTCCTTTTCTTTCCATTCTTTTTTGTATTTGAGCTGTTTGTCTGTCTCCCACGACTTTCCATACTCAACGTCTTCAAATAGTTTACTAAAGCCTGTAATGTGTTTCAATCGTGCTAACTCTTCCGCCTCAAGCCCTAGCTCTTTACAGATTTCTTGGTCGCTCTTCCCGTTTTGAAGCATATCGAAAACGATTGTACTCATACCCGCGACTGAGTGCTTGCCTCTCGCTCGGTTGTGTCGAACTGTAGACGCCATACGTTCGTTGATATCTTTATCCAAAACGACGCACGGAAGATATCCGTTATTCAGTTCATAGATATCTTTGTTAGTCCTCATAGTCGTGTAGCGGTGGAACCCGTCCACAATGACATACTTACTATTTTTTTCTAACTCCGTGGTTTTTAATTCTTTCTGCTCGAATGCTGTCAACAGAACGTCCAAGATGTTTTGCCAATTCTTTGTCGGGCGTATTCTTCCAGTTTCGTGAAATATATTCACGCTCAGTATCAGTCCACTTTCCTTTGTAGAGTCCCCCGTTTTTAGAGCGAAAATGGTCGAGAGCCTCTTGTGCTTTACTTCTTTTGGTAAATAGATATTCAATGCAATTCTCAAGTACCCATTGACACTCTCCCACTTGCTCGCAATTCCAACAGTAGATTGTGCTATCACCTTTATGACCTCTGCTTCGTCTTTGAATACAAACTCTTCCAATTCCCCACAAACTAGTGAGCCATTCTGCAAGCTCTTTTCCCATATTAAGTTCCGATTGATAGATTTTGACTGCATATCTATTTGCTTTTCTGTTAATGTAGATACTTCCATCCGCGTCAAGGAAGCCTGCCGTGTAAGCAACAACCCATTCTGGAGGTTGTTTATAGCCCTTAGTACTTGTAAGTTTGCGTCTCCGTCGTCTTGTGTCCATACAGATATTATATCCTTACCAAGTCGTAAATTGCAACTACCATTTTCTATACAGACAACTGGCATTGTGTACGTGTCGTGGAAAATTGACAGATATAAAAGCCTCATCTCATTACGGGCTACAGCGTTTGGGTTGTAGTCGTTAGCTTGCACTTGTTCAATCGGTATGAACTTCACATTAGCTACCGCGTTGTGCTTACAAAACTCTGGCAGGTGTGAATTGTCTACCTCGTAAATTGGGCGTTTCTCGGTGTTCTCTTTTTGTTCTCTTTTAGTCATAAACTTTCTCTCCTCTCATTCGTCTACGTGCTAATACTTGGTGTGGATTATTCTCCCAGTTTTTAAGCTTCGTTAAAGCGTCATCGTTATTCACTATTGAGTTCACATGAAGCTTATACAGTTCTTTGTCAGGGACGATACCAGCATAAAGCCTCTCATGCTCGGCGAACTTTCTGGCAAGCTTGTTCTTTAGCTCGTCATTGTTGACTATAAGCTTATCCAGCAGATAATCCCTGTACTCTTTCCAACTCGTGAACATGAACGGTAGTTCTTTCACCCAAAAATCTTCAAAGCCCATCTTGGCGGCAGTGTCTACACCGTTGAGCCTCGCTACGACTCTGTTGTAAGTGTCTGCCTCAAACTCTTGTAAAAAGAATAGCGACCTCACCGCGGTAACGTGAACAAGGCTCGACACTCGCATGTCTCTGACTGAAGTTCCGTACTGGTACATCACGTCGTAAAGCTTAGAATAAGTCCAGCCGTTGTCGTGAATGGCTTTCCAAACATCAACATAGCTCCAGTCGTAAATTGGATAAAATGTATACTGGTCTTTACCTTTGAGCCTCTTACCCCAAGTAATCCACTTATAAGTTACAAGATTAGTCAACCCTGTAAAGCGCGTCGGTGATTCTTCAGTGCGAACTCCGCCCAACATTGCTACCCGTTGACCTGCGAACTCTTTAGCTATAACAGCGTCGTACATTTCGCTAAATCTATCCACTCCGTATGTATTCTCTTTGATAGAGATAGGGTCTTTCTCGTGTATCCACTTGTCTTTTTCGTTCTCATCCCAAGCGTGGAGGAAAGCTTTTTCTTTGTCTTGTGCCGCGGTGGAGTTGAACATCTTAAAGGGTACTTGTATACAATACGGCTTCACCCTCGGGTCATACATCACTTCCCTCACCACGTCTATTGTAGACTGCCACTCCGCCTCTTGGTCTATGAACAATACAGGCAACGGAAGCCTCCCCAGCTCCTCCGCGACTTCCAAGGCAAGGTGGAAAACTACGACGCTGTCTTTACCTCCGCTGAATGCTACTACGACATTCGGGAAGTCCTCAAAAAGCTCTCGAATACGTCTCTTTGAAGCTTCATAAACATTCTCTTTTGAATAATATTTCATTTTCCTCCTAA